TAAAAAAAAAGAATTATTTATTGTATTGATATTTTTAACATATTGTTTTTGAAATTTTATATATTGTTTTGGAAATTTCAAGAATCTAAGATAATTCCTTTTCATAATATTAATTCTAGATACATAAATATATGATTTTCTTATGTAATATTTAAAAAAAATATAACATATTAATTTAATATATGATTATTTTACGTCTAATAAATAGTTATTTATTATAAAAAGCATCATTAAAATGTTTGCTCAAAGATTGGAGTTCCCGGAGATAACATCGTTATATCCCAACCTCCAACAAAATTAAATTCATTTTCACATACTTTAATCATATTTGGTTTTAAACATCTTTCCGAATTTTTAACTAAATAACCAGTCTGTATATTTTTACCATATGATTTTATAATTTTAATTATTTTTTCTTTTTGGAATTTGAATTCTTTATTAGATTTTATAATTCTATTTTCCATCGAAATTTCTCCATGAGATCCATATTGAATACCAATACATTTAAACATTTATTTATTTGTTTTTTTTTGGTAATTTAATTAAAATATCAATTTTTTTATTATCATCATTGGTTATAGATATTTAAAAAAAACAAAAAAATTATTTATGTATAAATAGATCAAACAAATGAATATTGTTGTTATAGTTGGAACTAGACCTAACTTTATGAAAGCATTTCCAGTTTATGAGGCTTTGAAGAAATTTTTTAAATTGACGTTAATTCATACAGGACAACATTTTGATGATAAAATGAGCAAAATTTTTTTTGATGAATTAAAATTTCCTAAACCAGATATCTTTTTACAATTAAAAAAAAAAACAAAAGCTGGTGATTTTGATGAGAAATTGTATGTAAATAATGAACTATATCTCCAAAATAAAGATCAAGTAATTAACGATCTATTACAATATAATGGAGATTTAGGACAAATCGGGGAAATCAAATCAAAATTGGAAATAGAATTTACTAAATTAAAACCTTCACTAGTAATTCTATTTGGAGATGTAACTAGCACTCTTGCTAGTGCTTTGATAGCCATGAAGATGAATATAGATGTAGCTCATATAGAGAGTGGATTAAGAAGTTTTGATCTTAGGATGCCTGAAGAAGTTAATAGAATCTTAACAGATCATATATCAAAATATTATTTTGTTACAGAAAAGAGTGGTGTAATAAATCTTAATAATGAAAATATTTTTGATAATATTTATTTAGTAGGAAATACAATGATTGATACTCAAAAAAAATTTATAATGAAAGCATTGGATACAAATTTCCATAGTTCATTAGGATTAATAAAGAAAGATTATGTATTGATTACACTTCATCGTCCATCAAATGTAGATAATGTTGAAAAATTAAAAATAATAATGCATGATTTAATAAAATTATCTGAGAATATCAAGATTGTATATCCTATGCATCCACGAACTAAAAAAACATTAAAGTTACTACCATGCCATAAAGAAATTAATAAAAACCCGAATTTTATAATATGTGATGCCTTAGGATATTTAGAATTTACTTGTTTAATAGCCAATTCCAAATATGTGATAACAGATAGTGGAGGTGTTCAAGAGGAAACATCCACGCTGGATATATCATGCTATACATTACGTGAAAATACTGAAAGACCAAGTACTCTTATTACTAATGAAGGAACAAATCAACTGATAAAAAAAATATCAGATATAGATTTCCAACAATATTATGGAAATATGAAATTATGGGATGGTAAATCTCGATTTAAAATTTTGAATGTATTAAATAGAATACTTATTAAAAATTAGATTATTTGATTTAAAATATTTATAGCATTTTCACATGTAATTTCCCATGTATGGTGATTACAATAATCTAAAGAATTTGCTACGATTTTATCTAGATCATATTTATTGTTAAGAATATTCATGATTTTTTTATAAAGATCATCTATATTTTTCTTATCAAATAATATTCCGTTTTCATTGTGATTTATTATAGACTTAATAGCATCCACTGATGAAGCAAATACAATATTTCCATTTTTCATTGCTTCATAAGGTTTTAGTGGTGAAACCATATTACAAACTTCACAATCGATTCTTGGTAGACAAATAATATCAATTTTCTGATAATATTCATGAATATGTTCATGAGGAATTTGTCCTAAGTAAAAAATATTTTTTTTATTTAATATTTGTTTTTTTAATGATTTAATTGTCTTGATTGCATCATTAGTATGTCCTCCACCAATTAATAATAATTCGCAATTATATTTTGATTGATCAATTCTATTAAAGCAATCAATTAGATTTTCCAAACCTTCATATGAAACGATTGAGCCTATGTAACCAAATACAATTTTTTTTTTTGTATTTAAGGATGGACGTGAAGGAGTAGAATCCAAAATTGTTCCATTTAATAATAAATTTAGTTTTTTACTAGGAATAGAGAATTTTGTTTTACAATAATTTAATATAATATCATTTTCACATAATATATAATCGTTATTTATACATGATTTCATTTCTTTTTCATCATATTTATTAAAAAAATCTTGATCATAGCTATTTTTTTCATGAATTTCTTTATATTTTCGAGAATAATGCCAAAATCCTCTAATTTCATAAATTGATTTTAAATTTAATCTTCTTTTTAGTCTTGATCCTAAAAGACCATTATAATTATCGCTTGCGGACCATATGACTTTTATTTCGCTATCTTTTAAAAATTTAGTTAATTCTTTTTCATAATAATTTCTATTTGGGAATCTTATATAAAACACATTATTAAGATTATAAATATTTAGATGTTTTTTCTTATTCTTTGGAGGGGGTTTTACAAAACATAATATTTTAAATTGTTTACTAATTACATTCAATATATTTTTAGTACGAATTGTATATCCAGATAAATCTGGCAATGCACTATTGGCTAAATATGCTACATTAAAATTTTTATTATTGATCATATTATTTTTAAAATTTAAAATTGTTTCTTTAAAATTATTTTGGTTGAAATATAAAGTTGGTACATTTAGATCTAAATTTAAATTGTTTGTTATTACATTTGTACCATACAATTCATAATCCTTGATTTTTGTACTTATTTGTCCATTATTATCATAGCTACTTTTTCGCCAACAAATCCCAATATCACTATTTGCTATATGTTGACAAACATCGTAATATGATAAATTATGATAAAATTCGATCCCGTCTAAATTTTTATTTAGTAAATCATGAATTTGATTTATAAAATCGGGTTTTCCATGAATTTTACCATAAATGATTTTTAATTTATAATTATTATTGATTTTTCTAATTATCCTAAATTCATTTATTATTTCAATAATATTTTCTTCCTTACGTAATGTTCCAGCATAGATTAAATTAATTTCATTTAAATTTTTTTTTTTTTTGATAGTAATATTAAATTTGTATGAAAATGGTTCAATTATATGAATTTTATCTTTATCAATATTATTTTCTATTAATCTATTCTTTAAAAACTCACTTTGTGTAATGATTTGATTTAAATTCCTATGAATTTTTTTTAATATAGAAATATCTTCGGCATCTATCGAATAAATAATTGTTCTATCTAAAAATGGTTTATTTTCCAATTGTGATAAGATAGAATTATTTCTTATGATAAAATAATGATATTTCTTAAAATTATTTGTTATAAAATTAATGATTTCATCATTTGACTGAAACTGAAGATGATCATAATTTTCATGAATTAAATTTCTTTTAAAGTTTTGATGTAATTTATGAATAGAAGCTAAAAAAATTTTATTATTATTTTCCATAAGTTTATTCATCCAATTAGATAACATTATAGTATTCCCAGCTGAATATGCAAGTATTGCATCTGAATGAATAAATATTTTTTTATCTTTTTTTTCTAATATATTAAATACGGTCATTGTCAAAAAAAACGTAATTAATATTAATATTTAAAATAGTTTTATAAATTTTAAATTAGATCTAAATTTAAAAAATAAAAAATAAATAAAACCATAATATAGTTTTTAAAAAAATTACATTTTTAGCTGATAATTTTCTTTTCAACTGTAAATATATTATGATTAAATCAGACATCAATACTATACTATTTTTCATATAATTCTTTACATAAATTAAAGAATAGATCATTGTAAGGTTTGTTTATATATTATAAATTTTTTTTTTTATATATATTTTTTTTTTTCTTTCTTATTATTTTTCCACCATTTAGAGATCTAATAATATCCCATTTATCCTGAGCAAAATCACTCCACCATCCAGTACCAATTAAATGATTATTTTTCTTATCAAAAACGTATATTTTCTCATCTCCGCGAATTGGATTATCTCCTGGGCGTTGCCCAATTTTAGGATACATAAGATATACCCATTCTCGTTCATGTTCTTTAATATCTTTAATATTTTCAGGTTTGGGTACAATTTCATCTGAATTAATATAGTAATTATTATCATCTTGTTTCAGTAGGAAATTATAAAATTCCATTTTTTTTTTATCGTCATCATTATCATTTATATATCGAATATTGCCTTTGACTGCATGATCAAGTAATGAGTTTCTTTTATATAATCTAAATGTTGAGACTAATGTTTTATCATAATTTTGAATAAAATTACGTAAAGAATATGAATTTAAATTTACATAATATTTTTTTTTTGAAAATGGATTTAGGTTATTATCTTTCGTGATTAAAAACGATTTTTGAACAAGGAAATCGAAGGATTCATCAAATTCATTTTCGGTCATTCCTTTTTTTTTAATAATTTGTTGTTTAAGTATATTTTTTTCAATAGGTAAATTATTTTCATTCACAAGATAATATTTTATTATTTCAATGGTAGGTTTATTCTTTGATTGAATATTATCATTTGGCAAATTGGTATTTAATTTTATTTTTCCATTATTTTCTCTTAAAATTCCATCATTTATTAATTTTTTTATCATTTCATTATTACCAAATTCTTTTTTATTTATTGGTTGATTATTGTTATTCAAAAACTTTTTAATAATTTTAAAATAATCATCATTCGAAGTTACATTATATTTATTTTTTGGTAAATCAATATGAGATTTTTCCGAGAGATATTTTTCATCATTGCAATTAAAACCTTCATTTGTGTGAATAAATGTTTTTAAATTGTTAATTAATGAATTTCTTGCATCAATTAGTTTTTTGGATATACTATAATCATTATTCTCGAAATCTAAATTACCTAGATTTTTGACATTTGTAAATTTCTCCAAAAGTTGTAAACTTTTTTTTGGAAATAATTTTTGGGAATATAGAAAAAATTTTGAGAATGTATTACGATAAATAGAAAATGTCTTTAAAGTTTTTTCTTTGATACTTCTGTTAAGATCTTTTTTTTCAAATGCATTTCTATACTTAATATGTTGTTCTATCAAATTATTTAATTTCAAATCTTTAATTGCTTTACATATTTTATTATTATTTTTATCAATCCCAAATAGTAAATTTGATAGATGTCCCATTTCTTTTCTTTTTTCATCAATTCTATGTTGATCATTTAAAATATCTATTTCATCACATTTTTTAGTTAATTCACATTCTCTCAATTTATTACCTAAATTTGTAATAATAAATTCTATTCCATTAATTTCATTAATATATTTGTCGTCAGATAAATTTCTATCTGATATTTCAAACCCATCATAATGTCCTGATCCATATTTATTTTTATTTTTTTGACGAATAGATTTATTTTTTTTTTTTATTATTTTTTTTTTGGATAATATTTTTTTTTTCATCTAATAATATATTTAGAAATTTTTAAAACCTAAATTTTTATTCAAATTTTAAATTTGTAAATATTTTTTTCCGAATTAAATTAGATATTATGAATTTAGTTAAAGTGTTTTCTATTTTTTTTATTTTGAATTTTATTTATTTACAAAACCAAAAAAAAAAAATCTTGACTTCTCAAGAAAATGATGAATTAAATAGTCTTCCTTCTAATACTATAGCATTTGCAGGAGGTGGTTTTCGCGCTCACGGAGTACATTCCGCAATATTATCATGTTTACTAAATAAAAAAAACAATGTTAAACTTAGTGATTTATTTAAAAATATAAATAATATTTCATCAAATTCTGGCGGAAGTTGGTTTTCATCACAATTATTTTATTCTAAAAAATTTATAACTATGATAGAAAATATTGGTTATGCAGATAATCAAAATGATGCAATTAATTTTTATGTAAATGATTTTATAAAACCTTTAGAGAATACATTTAAAGATTCATCCCTCGAATTCGAAAATATATTTCAAGAATTCATAGATGATTTGGAATCATTAGTAGGTGAGATAATTTATGCCATTAGATTTGGATTAAAATGGACCGAATTTGTAGAAAAAATAATCAAAGCAACGACCGATGATTTTAATATCGAAAATAGTCTTAATGATCAAGAACCACATGATTGGTTGACTAATAAGACTTGGACAATTGCAAGTAGTATAGCAACCCAACCAGAAATAAGTACAATTAATCAAAATCCAATTTTATTAGGCATAAAAGATAAATTTTCTCTATTTTCAAAAGGAAATGAAAATTTATTAACAACAAGTCCATTATCTTTCCAAGTCACTTTACAACAAAATGATCAAAATAAATTAATAGATGTTGTCAATGGCTGTAGTGATTACATACAAAGTCAAGGAAGTTTTTCTTATGAAATACGTGAAGAAAAGTTTTTTTCACCGCTTCTATCCTATTAATAATCAATAAGAATAAAGATATATAATATTATAACCATACCTAAAGTTTAGATCCTTACTTTTTTTTAATTACCAATAGTATTTGAAATCTATACAATCATCTGG